TGTCGCCTGACTTCGAGGAAGGCAACACGGTTGCCGCAACGCGCTACAACGCGGCGCTGGCGACCGGCTACGCGGCGTCGATGAAGGTCGACGTATCGAGGGCCGTTGAGTCTGCAGCGGCTGCGGCTGCGGAAGCCGGAAACGATGTGGAGGTATACGACTCCGCGATAAAGGCGTACGCGGACGGGAATTTCCAGCAGCTTGATCCGCGCGTGGCGCCGATGTTCCGCCTCGAGCTGGAGCGTATGGGCGGTCGGGCGCGGGGTCGGGTGGTGGCAGCCCGCCGCGAGAAGGCTCTGGACCAGGCTGCGGCAGAAATAGACGAAGGGTTGAGCGAAACGGCCCGGCAGGCGTTGGTCGCGGCAGAATCAGGTGACTTGGTAGAGGCTGACCGCTTGCTTACCGAGTTCGCGTCTATTCAGGCGCTTGCCGCAACGTCGCTTGGCGTTCCTGAGGCAAAGCTGCGCGAGCAGTTGGCTGGTGTGCAGCAGGACGTTCTTGAAGCCACGTTCTTCTCGCGGTTCAAATCCGCCTTTGACGAAGGCAACGGTGAGGCGTTTATTGAGTCGTTTGCTCGTGGTGAGGCGGAAGGTTCTAGCGAGCTGCTGCAGGATGAGCGCGCAAGGCTGGTCGACAAGATGTCGAACTACGCGCGCGACGCATCACTGAACCAGGCGCGGGAACAGGCTCAGCTACAGGCTCAGCAAGAGCAGGAAATTGCCCGCGCGGCGTCGGACCTGGAGATTGCGGTTAGTCGTGGCGAGGCGGGCTACGAGGCTGTCTCGCAGGCGTTTGACGGCGGGGTGATTTCTGCGGCCAAGCGCAGGCAACTGGGGAAAGACATTGCCCGTCGCGCAGTGGAGCTGGCGGACGAAAACGGCGCGCGCGCCGACTTTGTGTCCGCGCTTCAGGGCGGTCAGGGGCTGGACCCGAAGAACTCTGCGCACGTCGCAGAAGTGAATCGGGCATTTGATGCGTTCCCCCCGATTGCCCTGATGGACGATGCTGCTCTAAGCGAAACGGCGTGGATGGTCAGCCAAACGAACATTGTGCCCGAAAAGGTGCAGGCGTTCGTGCGCAGCAACATGCGCCGAGGCGACTATGCGGCGCAAGCGGTTGACCTGGTGTCGCGGCTCGAAGAGTCGGCGCCGATTGCTGTGGAGCGGTTGCCAAAGCAAGACCGCGCCTTCGCGCAGGTTGTGTCACAGTCTATTCGTGCCGGGATGTCCCCAGAGCGCGCTGTCGAGATTGGTCGCGCCCAGGTGTACGAAATCAATCAGGGCGTGCGGGAAGAGCGGCAAGCACTGTTTCGCTCCGAAGATTTCCGCGACGACACGATTGCGGCACTGGACAGAGAAATTGACGATCGCTTCGACCCGGGATTGTTTTCGTTCCCGCCTGAGTCGACGGACGCGCTGCGGGCGGATTATCGCAGGCTGGTCGAGGGGTACTACACGCAGACGGGCGATGCAGAGGCTGCACACAAGCTGGCTGCAAATGATGCCTTCCGCGTGTGGGGCGTGTCGGAGGTGAACGGCGAGCGCCAGCTAATGAAGTACCCGCCTGAGCTGATGTGGCAGGTGCCTGCCGAAGTGATTCGCGAACAGGCAGCAGCGGACGTGGCTGCGGTATCTGACCAGGCACCGGAAAGCGTTGTGCTCGTGGCTGACGTTGTGACGGCCCGCCAGGGCATCGGGCAGGCGACGTATGCGGTGATGGCTGTAAACGATGACGGTCTGCCGGTTCCTGTGCTGGACGGAAACAACCAGGTCCGCCGCTGGCGTCCGGACGTGGCTGCGTATGAGGCAGGACAGCGCGCGCAATACGAAGAGGCGGCGGTCGAGGCCATGCAGCGTGCGCGCAAGGAAATGGAAGAAACCGAAACTGTGCGCGAGATTCGCGACAAGGGGCTAAGGGAATACCTTGAGGAGCGCCGTACAGAGCCGGTGTTCCAGGCGGAGCAGGCGCAGAAAGCTGAAGACAGGGCTCGCGCTGACGAAGACCGCCTTGCCACGATCCGCACAATTCGCGACACGTCGCTCCGCGAGTATCTGGAAGGGCGCGACTGATGCCGTTTGCGGAGCAAGGCGTGCAGGGCGACGTTCAGTCGCTGCCTGTGCTGCCAGATGCGCCGGAGCCGTCGCTTGACGACACGGTTGCCGTGCAACTCGCGCTGGGCGTGTCGATATCGGACGGTGTGTTGATTGGCGACACGGCCACGTTCCCAGAGGGGCGCGTCGGTATTGAACAGCGGATAAACGAATTGCTCCGCTCGTCGACGAGTGTGACGTCGCTGGTCGGCACCCGCATCCGTCCGCTTACGCTGGCACAGGAAGAGGCCAACGGCGTGACGTTCCAGCGGCTGGGCTGGGAGCGGTACGAGACGATGGGCGGCAGTGCCGAGCCAATTACCGCACGCTTCGAGTTGTCTGCATGGTCGACGTCGATCACTGAGGCCAAGGACATCGCCGCCGGTATCAAGGGTGCGGTGAACTGGTGGACGGGACGCGGATCGACTGCTTATCCCGAGGTGCTGCGCGCGGTACTAGAGCAGCAGACAAACAATTATGATGGCCAATACCACGAGATCAGCCAGACGTATCTGATCCACCATACGACATGAGCCAGATCGACACACGCATCATCGCCCAGATCAAGACGAGCACCGCAATCAGCGGGCTGGTCCAGGTGCGTTCTGTAAGGCTTGAATCGACGGGTGACGGTATCCTCGCGACGGTGTTGGGTACGTGGCAAGACGTGGCGATGGGCCGGTCGGTGCCAATTGCCGAGACCGATCTCCAGGTGACGTGCTACGCGAAGGAATACGCAAACGCGCACAACCACGCACGCGATGTACGCAGGGTCCTGGAGCGATGGACCGACACGACGGGCGGCGTCTATGACACGCTGCTCGAGGACGAGAGCCAGGTGTGGGACGGCGAGTATTATGAGTTCGTCCAGGACTACACCGTGTATCACACGACGTAGGTGGCGACATGGGATTCAAAGTAGTTACAGCCTCGACGGATCTGGCCGTGCCGACGACGGATCTGCGCGATCATGTGCGGGGCTCGACGGCAGATGATTCCTGGCTGGCACTGGCAGGGCTGGCTGCGCAGCGGTATTGCGAGGACGTGACGGGACGGTCGTTGTACAACCAGACGTTTCGGCAGACCTATACCGACTGGCCGGACGAGTTCGTGATGGAACGACAGCCGGGCACGACGAGCAGTTTAAGCATTGAATATTTGAAGTCTGGCGGATCGACGTGGACGGCATGGAGTTCGTCGTACTACCGTGTCCAGACCGACGAACCCACGCGGGTCGTCAAGCGCTACAACAAGAGTTACCCAAGCGCGACCCGGGAGACGGGCGAGTCGGTGCGGCTGAACTTTGTCGCGGGCTATGGTACGACGACGACCAACACGATCCCGCCGGAGTTCAAGCATGCAATCAAGTTGTTGGTCGGTCACTGGTATGAGAACCGGGAGAGTGTGGTCGTCGGAGCGGTCCAGGCGCGTATTGCGAATACTCTCGACTCTTTGCTCTGGCAGTACAAATGGCAGTAAGACAGCGGGCGGGACTTATGCGGGCACGGATCACCGTGCAGAGCGCGGCAACGTCGACGAATGCGTTTGGCGAGGTCACGCGGACATGGAGCTCCACGGCGATTGGCAACCTGTACGCCCAGGTCGAGACGCCGCAGGGCAGCGAACGGTTCAGGGGCGGTGCTGAGCGAGTCGAGTATCCGGTCGTATTCAGGATCCGCTACCGCTCGGACATCACCGAAAAAGATCACCGCATCCTGTGGCCGGCGGCGTCCACGGCGGATACGTATGACATCGAGAGCGTCGTCAACCTGGAGAGTATGGGTAAGATCACTGAGATCCGGGGCGTGAAGCGGAGTTAGTAACCAAGGGAGAAGATCATGGCTGTAATCGGAGCGTGGACCAAGGGCTTTCTCAAGCTCGGCGGCGTCGACCTGACGGATCACACCGTCTCGTTCGCGCTGACGCAGGGTGCCGAGGAGGTGGACATCACCACTTTCGGCGACGACACGCGGCAGTTTGCCGCAGGCTACAAGAACTGGAGCCTGACTGCGGAACTCGACCAAGACTTTGCGGCGAGCAAAACGCACCAGACGCTGAGCACACTGCTCGTCCGCCGCTTGATGGCGGACCCGGCGAACGGCTGACCGTGAACATCAGTATCCGGGGCAACGGTACGCTGAGTGCGTCGACGTCGACCTAATACTAGCGCGATAGCGCGAGGGGGTGAGGTATGCTGACGCGAGAAGAGCTGCTCAAGACGCGGACCACGACCGTCAAATTGAAGGCGCTTGGCGGCGAGGTCGGACTGCGCAAGCTGAGTGCCGGCGAGGTTGTCGGGATGGACGGCGAGAACGTCGGGCTGATGATCGCCCGGTCGTTGGTCGACGAGGACGGCAACCGACTATTCAGCGATGACGAAGCCGACGAGGCGATGGGGATGGAGATGCAGGCTGTCAATGAGCTGATGGAAGCCATCGCCTCATTCAACGGCTTTGATGCCGAGCAGCAAGTGGGAAATTGAGGGCGCATCCGGGCCGGAGGTTCTTGTTCCATTTGGCCGAAACGCTCGGGTGCTTCGTCGCAGA